CCTCCTCTGGGCCAGTCATGATGAACAAGATTAGTTAGTTCATCTCGCTAATCAGTCAAGGCCGAGGGACTTATACGCGGTTGCGTTAAGGCACTCCACCTAGATTGAATAATACATTATATTCTTTAGGTTAATAGTCGAAGAAGCTTACTAAGCTCAGAGGAAATTTCCTGCTGAGTAAAGTAGTCTCCGCCGGACATAAAGGACCGCAAGCCAACGGTTGCCTCTTCAGCATCTTTTGCACCGATCTTTTCTGTCACTCGTGACAGCATATCGTCCATAAGATTTTTTAAAGCTGGAGGAAGATCGCTGTAGCGAACCTTCTCCGTTTCGCTACCAAACGGCAGTGGCAGGTTAGCAATAACCTCACCTAAGGCTTTTGCCGAGGAGCGAACATTTTCTATTGCCTGTGGGTTTAGGGCTCCGGCATCTAGTCTATCCACGATACCGATAACATCGTTGGCAGCCTTAGCCGCGTCCTCGTAGTTACCGACCTCGTTGAGTTGCTCTGCCTTTGCCACCTTTTCAACTACGTCCTGCAGACCTGCGTCTCCAAGATCTTGCTTAATACGCGCTAGAACTGTGCGAAACTTACCTTTTTCATCGCGCGGTTGAGTGTCAGGAGTATATTTGCCCTGCGCTTGAGCCTCAACCGCTAGTGTTTTTCCCATGTCATCGCCTAGCTTAGCGGAAAACTCCGCAAGACGCGCGCGTAGATCATCGACCTCTTCGTCTACCATGGAAAGTGATTTCCAGTTTTCTGGGATGAGATCCGGGCGGTCAAACTTACGAGCCATCTTTGAGATGTGGCGGCGAACGGCTGCTCGCTTACCTGGCTTAGAACGACCGTATGCTTGAATTGAGTCCTTTAAGGAATCAAGGTTTGTAATTGGGTAGGAACCGTCTGGAAGAGCCTTGCCTTCCTTGGCTAGCTTCTCACGCTTTTCGCGAGAGATGTATCCAAAGTTATCCTCGTAGCGAGGAGCTCCGTAGATACGGGCGTAAGCTTCAGCGGCCTTAATTGAGAGCTGAGCTTCCTTCTCGTCACGAACTTCGTTAAATTTTGCCTTTGCGATATCCGCTTTTGTAGAAAGTTGCGCATTTTCTAACTGCTCAAGTTTTTCAATTCTAGAGCTTAAATCTGCAACAGGATCTGACTTCATGCGAGCAAGTACCTGGGCACCTGCCGCAACCAATGCCATAACCGCACCTGAGGCTACACGAGCCCGTGCGATAGGAAATCCTGGAACGTTTACCTGGCATACGGCAACGAGCTCAAGTTGTCCCTTGATTGGACGCCAGTCGCCAGAAGGTGCAGACGCGCGAAGCGCGCGGACCTGCTCTGGAGATGTGCCTGGGCGTAGAGCGCCAGATACCCAGATGCCAAACGCATCCTCGCCGGCATGAACATCCGCGATTGCTGAGCCAGTATCGTCGTAGTGACGAGCAGCCTCATGCGCTGATGCCTCTAGTGAGGCGTGGCCTCCTGCTAATGTTAGTTGACCTACAGGAACGTCTGTTCCTTCGTCTGTGCGAACAACACCCGTGTGGAAGTAGGCATACTTGCTCTTTGAGCGGGGTGGCCGAGTTCCAAATGACATTCCGATGTGATCTACATGCCATGCAGCGATGTGACCAAACACACGGCCATCGTCATCTACCGTCAATGGTGTTGCCTGGCGTAGTTGCGGATTTTCAAACCATGAGGTTGGAGGAGCTATCGGAATAGAACCTGCAACAAGGCCGCAGGCAACAAGCGCTGACGCTTCTACCGGGTCCATCTCATCTGCGTAAACTCCGTCTGGAATCACGATGTCCTCCTGAGTCTTGTCGTTATTGACAAGGTAGATTTGGCACTCTTGAAACGCCGGTTTAGGCACTAGAGTTACCGCCATGACACGCGCATGAGTAATCATGAGCTTGTCTGTTCCAATTTTACCAGCATCTTCATCTTCAGATAATTCAGCTGTCTGCTGACTTGCCTCAAATTGATCTAGGTCAGCGGAAACTCCACGGATAAAGCCTTCGCGCACAAGACGCTCAGCCTCCTGTCCGTAGGCACCAGAGTCAAAGACTCCGGTGGCATTTCCAATACCATTTTCAGTGCGTTCCATGAAGTCAATGCGGCCAACGACAACCGATCCGTTATGACCTTCATCTGTCTTGATCTGCCACATCAATGGAAGTGGTAGTTCACGAATTTCAATTGCATTCTTCTTGAACTTGCGACCGTCTCCAGACTCTAGGTCTTCAGGGATTACAAGTGGGATGCTAAACGCAGAGCCGTCCGATATCTCTATCTCAGCGCCTGCCGTAATAACGCGTGAACGCGCATGTGCGGCCTTGGCAGAAAGTATAGACGCTGCTAGCACGTCTTCATATGAGTTGATACCGTCGATGGCAAATGCTCCTTTGTTATTTCCTGGGTTGTTCTTATCGCCTGGCCACATACCTGTCACCTCGTGGTGACGTAGGGAGCAATATCCCTTAGCGCGTGGACCCATGTACTTCTTCAAGTATCGATAGCAACGTGTCCAATCGCCAGGTGTGTTCCAGCGAATTTTTAGTGCGCCTTTGCCGACTGTCCAGTAGCGACGCAGCGTCTCTGCGTTTCCTCTGTTTCTATCTGCTCCACCAGCGGCAGTCATTACCATGACGTTTCCGTTAGCGCCCCATAGAACAGTGATGATGTCAGAGTCGTCGTAGGCAGATGCCACTACCGGGACAATTCCATCAACCTGCTCAATAACACTTTTTAGAGACTCTCCGTCTAATGGAACTACCGGAGGAGGCGTTGGAGAGTTAAGGTCAGCCAGGATAGTTTCCTCGCGATTCCACTTATTATTTTTACGAACGTAGGTCATAGGGTCCGTGGAGGTAGAGCTTGCAGGAACGAGAGAGACTAGTTCTAAGACAGCTCCTGGATCATCTTGAGATACAACCGCAAAGAACAACGGCTGAACATCACTAGTTTCTGGAGTAGTCTCTACGGAGCTGCCAGGCTTAGTAGATTTAACCTTACTATCTTCTTTTTCTTCGTTAGAATCTTCAGAAGCCGCGCTGCCACGAACAACAGGTTGGTAGTATATCTTGTTTGGGTAATAGTAGTTGCCGTCTGATCCTTTTACCTTCTTGTTTAAGAAGCTTTTAAGAACAGGGTGCATGTAAGGATCTGTAATTAACTTTATGCCGGTTAGCTTCTCAAGAGCCTTAATGGTCTCGGACTTTTCAATCTTAGGAGACTGCCCTGGTCCTGTGATAAGCTTTTCTGCCTTTGGTGATGCCGTAGGATTGTTAGTCTTAAACGCATCCCGCTGTGACTTAACCCAGGCGGGCCAGTCACCCATAATTTTTCCAAGGTCCTCGGGTGATAAGGCTGGAAGAGTTCCAGGGATCCTCGCGTTAGGGCGGTCAATAGGTGTGCGCGGCTCTCCAAGAATTCCTGATGTGTCTAGTCCTTCAAATTCGATTGGTGCTCGCGTAGAAGACGTAGGCGCTGCTGTCGCCTCTGGTTCTGTAGCGCGTGCCGGAACGTCTACGATACTGCCAGAATCAAGTTGAACACGCACGCTTTGAGTAGCGGGGTTTAGGGCAATGATGTTTCCAGCGCCTTTTGCCTTGTCTCCGCCGACAACTACACGTGAACCAACCTTTGAAAATTTGCCGGTCTTGTCGCGCACTTGCTTATCGGCGTTCTTTGCACGTTCTTCAGGAGTATAGTTTCCGTCTCCTGGAACCGGAGTGCCTGGAGCTGCGGCCGCTGTAACTACTCTATCTATAAAGGTATAGTCAAGCTCCGATGCCGCCTTAAGAATCATGTCTGCCTCATCGTAGTTGATGTCAAACAACGAGATGTAGTGTCCTGGGTTTTCCTGCAGAGAGGCAGAGATAAAAAGTGCGGACTCTGCGTCAATCTCAATGTGGGTCTTTTCAACAATATCATCTGGGTCATCAAGTGCTAGGTCATAGCTAGTAAAGTCTGAGTTTACCTCTGGCATAGAGTGCCAGAAGCCTGCGTCCCACACGGAGACATTGTATGCATCATCTATCTTGTAGAGACGATCAATTCCTGAGCCGTCCATACGCATGCGGGCAATAAATTCAACTGCTCCGTTATCGGTAGCTGCCGCAACCTTAAATGCATCAACGTCCGCGTCGTAGCTAGTGTCAGTTGCATAGTTGTAAGAGTCTTCCTCGTAGCCGTGATCTGCGTAACCGTCAGCTCTTACGGCTTTTTTGTTCTCGCGCTCGACGATAGCCTGTGCCCATTTCCATCCCGCGTCTCCGCCCCAGAGAGCCCACGCAATACGCCCGCGAGAAGGAAAGCCTTTTTCGCCCGGCTGGTAGCCTTCCGCCTTCTTATCAATCTCATGACGAGGAAAATACTTGGCAATATGACGAACTTTTTCAATCCCAATCTGTCCGCCCTTCGCTAGTGTACGCGCCGAGTTGACGCCGACAGGTGTTCCACCACGGTCATGTTCCTTACGCCATTCAAGACCGCGCTTAGCTTCCTCCTGGGCGCCCTTAGGGATGGTGTACATGCGACCAGCGGATGAAACAATACTTACATCTAGTGTTGTTAACGCAGCCTGGGCAAGCTCGGCAGTTGATTCATCAAACTCGATGCTGTCATCTTTCCATACGGTAGAAGCAACGAGAGCAGATAAAGGGCCAGAGTCAATTACAACGTTTTCTTCAACGTCAATAACAACGCCGTTGTTCTCGTTAGAGAACAGAACGTGTGAACCATTCTTACCTACGATATCCATTTTACTTCTTCCCTGGTTCATTATTTCTAGGTTGAGCGTCAAACACTATGTCTCCTACAAAACTGTCTGCGGTTTGGCCGTCCATGTAATCTAACAGCCACGCATTAGGGCCATCTGGGTCTACCGAGCCGAGCGCCGCAAATACTAGCTCAATCATACCAGAGGCTGTGATTTCTTGCTCTGGATCCTCGCTTGCAAGCTGCTCGTAGAGTTCAGGGTAGTCTTGAAATACCTGGTCAATGTCGTCCGAGGCAATTGCCATAGACGTTCCTGTTTTCTTGCCATTTACTGCTGATTCTGCACGGGCAAGCGCGATCTTTTCACTTTTAACCGCGATCTTTTCATTTAATTCTTCAGTTGCCTTAGAGAAGAAAAAGTTAATTAGACCGGCGGTAGAAAGAGCAAGATAGTCATCTACTGTGAGGCCTTTAGTCTTGCTGGACATTTCCATGATTCTTGCGACACGCTTCTTAGAATCAAACATGGCGTTATTGTCATCTTCAAATACGTAGGAGAAACCTTTGTCTGTGGCAACGATGGAAAACATATGCATATCATCTGTAAGATCATATGCGCGTACTACTTTTATCATTGTGTCTATCTCCTAGTCCCAGTACCTATTTTTAAGAACGTTCTTAAATTCTCCGTGATTAGAGCCATCTGGCTTAAGTAGAGCGTCTAGGCGAGAGTTAATTGCAGCTCGGTAGTTGTCTACGCTGCCCCAACGGTCAATCAACATGTCAAGTTCCTTGCCTGTAGGCAATATACTATCTCCCTTTAGCGCTTCTCTCATGCGATTAGCTTCATTTTGGAATATTGCTAAAAGTTCATCTTCCTTTAGCTTCTGTGTAAGAACTGGCATCGTTGCAGCGTAGACGCTATCTCCGCGAACAGACATAATATCTTCTATTCTAAAGTCGTCTAGTCTGCTTGGCTTAAGCTGCGCTAGGGCGTGATCAATAGGAAGAACTCGAATACGGGTTGGGTCGCGGCCGTCAACTGCTAGAAGAACATTTCCGTTATGACGATCTTCATTGTTAATAATAAGATCAAGTAACGCCATGCGAACAACGTCCTCGGGTGCGTATAGATTACTTGCTAAACTTTCTTCTTTAAACAGTAATCTAGAACCATCATTACGAGTGATGCCGCCACGTCTATACACCTTAGCGGCAACCTCAGGTGCGCTTCCAAGATTCATGCTAGACCCAGCCTGCTGCATTACAAGAGCCCCGTTTGTGCTTGTAACAGTTCTTGTCTCATAGGCACCTTGCATGTTTAGAGCTCTAATCAGTATTCCTGCTTCTGCTTCAGCCTGTGGCGCGTCGATTCCATAGTCTTGTGAAAGCTGATCTTGCTTGACATAGAAGACTTGACCGGAGTCCGTGTGTGTTACTAGATAGGTCTCGTTATAGCCAGACTCGTCATGACCAAGTACACGAGAACTAAATCCGGGAACCTGATTATTTACGATAGCTTGATAGTCAGCTGCCGCTAGCTCATCTCCCACGCCGAAGTTCCTTGCAGTCATACGTGGATTATCGGCGTATTCTTCTGCATCTAAGGCAGTACGAAGTTGGAATACATCATTAAGAGGAAGTTCACGTCCTTCTCCTTGTAAAATCTGCTCGCTTACATAGAGGCTTAGTGCATTCTTGGCTGCCGGTGATAGCACAGCTAAAGAACGATTGTTCTGTAAGACATCGCGAATCTCTGCCATATATGGCTGAAGGGCTGGATTATTTGTTTCAAACTCGTTGCTGTTTGCTTTAAGTGCAAACTCACGAGAAACATTTGGTTTATTTTCTTTTGCCTCTACGCGCTTGCGAGCCGCGCGAATCTGATCATAGTTAATTGATTGTATCTGCTCCTTGGCGGTAGGGTCAAGTCTCTTAACACCCATCCATCCATTGCGCGACATAAGTTCTTTACCAGCCCAGGTCTTTGCGCCAGGATACCAGCCGACAAGTGCAAGTTCCATAGGTGTAGGTGTCTTGTTAAGATCTAGTCCGCCATCAGTAAGTTTAGCAGCATTTGCTTTTTCTATTAGACGGTCTATCTGCGCAATTTCGCCATCTTTTGTAGCAGAGCGACGCATAGCTCTTAGACGTGAAAACACTTCGCCTTCTGCTCTTGTAGGTGTCTCCCAGTTAAATCCGTTCAATGCCCATACAAATCCGCCTTGGTATCCGCCGCCGGCAGCTGCCTGAACGTGAATTTCCTTAACCCCATTAGCGATGTACCAGTCTTCCATAAAACGGTTGTATGCTGTAGCAAACCCAGACTTCTTATCCTTAGCATTGTTTATGCCTAGATAGTTATTTTTTACCATCCACTCATAGTTCTTATCTTCAGTGCTAGGGTTGGTAACTTGCTTGCCGCTAATCGTTCTACTTACCGATCCAATAGTTCTACCGTTAGCGTCAAGAACATTCATAGAGACACTAAGACTCATCGGTTGATTTCCAGATTCTAGCTCTTCCTTCGTTCCACCCAGAAATATACTAAATCCGCCAAATGACAGAGAGTACTTGTTACTTCCAAAAGTTACACTGTCGCGAACACCGTATGTGTCCTTCATCATGGCGTCAAGAATTTCTTTTTTCTTAGTTACTTCTAGCGATAACCTTTCTTTTTCCTCTTGTGAAATAGGTTCTCTATTCGCTAAGACAGCAAGCTGGTAGTCAATAGCTGCCTGCTTAATGCTTTCAAGTTTTACACGATCACGTCCAGCTCTGGCAATTTCCCCTGCACGGAGTCCCCACACAGAGAAATCGCTTTGCTTTGCATCGGGATTGACAAATTCCTTTAGGCGATCTGGTGTAGTCCCGAGATCATTAACACCTTGGATATTTCCTTCAGTTGCGATAGCGCCAGGGTTTAGAGCTAGAGCGTTTAGACGTTCTGAAACATCTGGAATTGGTGGAGGTGTAGGCGCTTGTCGTTGAGCTTCATTAGGAGCTATTTGTTGAGCGTCTCCAATTGCTCTTACCTTAAGCGCAGAGCGGACTGCAATTGTTCCATCGTCAAAGCGAACACGAACGTAAGGAATACGTTCTCCTGTGCGCGAGTCAATATTTTGAACTGCGATTACCGTTCCGGTGCGTCCATCGCGAGAAGCACGAATACGAGTTCCGTTGCCCATAACCTTTCCGGTAATGTCAAGTACCGTGTTATCTACGTTGTATCCGCGATTTTCTGGTCCAGGATATTGAAGAGTAGGTGTGGCAAGAGCAGGTGTATCTACACTTGGGTCTCTTGGCGTATCTGCTGAGTCAGCTGGAGGTTCTGGCTGAACAGCAGGTGCGTCTGGAGTGTAGCTGCCTATGCGCTCAGACATTGCAGACGACTCTTCTGGAGAAAGCTGACGCCAACCTATGTTAGCACCAGGGCCATCAAACCATGCAGGGCTTACACCGGAGTAGCTACTTGTGATGCCATCACGAGAAGAAAGAAAGATAATTACTCTATTTTCGTCGGTGTATTCAGTTGCAACTGCAATCATAGCTCTGCCGTTGTCGTCTTCTTCGTACACTCCAACAACTTTATTTTCAGGGCCAAAGCCATTGCTAAACGCGCGAGCTACCTCACCAGCGAGGTCATTGAGAACTGCGTTATTCGCAAAAGGAGCAAAATCTTGTTCTGGAGTTTCTGGAGCTTGACGTTCTCCCGTGGTTGGCGGACCAACGCGGGCTGGGTCTTCATTAAGTGTGCGTGCGTATGCTGATTCTAGGCGGCGAACTTCTTCACGAGTAATTCCAAGGTCTCTTGCAACCTTCTCAAGTGAGTCACCGGTTGCCATGCGACGTTCATAGATTTCTTTACCGCTGGCGCCTGCTGAAGGAGTCTCGGAAGCTTGGCCAAATATTCCTGCTCCTGCAACTTCTGTAATTGCATCAATGATCTCTGCATCATCGGCCTCGGACCAATCAACAAGTCCTTCTTGATCTATAGCATCGCGAATCTTGTCTGCTGTGTCATCATCGACAGAGCCGCCAGCTTGCTCTACAAGATCTTGAATCATCTGAGAGTGTCCCTGAAGAGTCCGTGTTTCCGAAGCCTGAGGCTGTTCTACTCTGTCTAAGTTAGGGATAAATCCGTCGTCCATTGCCTCATCGCCGTTGGCAGCCTGCTTGATGTATCTGCCAGCTTCTCTAAGAGTTCTCTTTGCCTCCTGTAGATCTTCATCTCTAACGACTATCTGAATTCGATTATTGTTACCCTTGTTGATAAGAGCGCCTTCATACACGTTACCAATCTTTACTAAGTTAAGCTCGAACTCTGCGCCATTTTTATCTTTTATTTTTTGGTTAGAGATCTGTTCTGGAAGAAGAGAGGTTAAGTCCTCAGACATGTCGTTTGACTCCTTCTTAAGATCAAGAAGAAGCTGATTGGTGTTTATACCTTTAAGCTGCAACGCGTCACGTATTGCCTCGATTGGGACCTCAACCGTGATGTTGTCAAACGCTAGAAGAACAACACCTGAACCGTCGGTGATGCCTGCTATAAATTGCTCGATAAGATCCGCAACCTCGTAGTCACCTGCAATTATCTCTGGGTTGTCTGTATATCCGTTTTCATCAAGGTCCGGTTGTGATGGTATATATGCCTGTGGGTTAGGTATGTAATAGTCAGGGTTCTCAAAGTCAATTGCGATGTTTTCAATGAGTGAACCAGGCAGAGGCTCAGGTGAGGATGCCTGCTTCTTATTTGCGACTGGAGAGTCACCAGGCTCAGATACCTCCTTTAGCTGACGAATCTCTTGAACGATGTCGTCTACAAGCTGCGCCTCCTCAGCTGAAGGGACTCCACCTTGTGCTTCAATAAGTCTATTAAGGTTGTTGTTGTTTCCGTTAGCTGAATCGTAGATGTTAGCAATTACACGATTTGGATCTAGTCCAGCCAGATATAGAGCGTTATATAGCGCCTCAGCCGGGACAAACTCGGCGCCAGCGTTAAACTCTAGCTGACCTGCACCCGAAGGAACTCCCATACGAACTGAGGCAATATCTACGCTGTCTGGAAGATCTGCAGGATCAACAACGTCATCGTTGTCATCAACATTAGCGTTAAGAATATCTGCAACAGCAGAGTCATCAGAGTTACCAAGAAGCGCCTGTGACATTCCGCGCACGAGTTCCTGCGGGGTATATCGTGTTGCTATGATTTTAGGGTTGTCATCGTAGTCTGTTGACTTTTCATCAACGCGACCTTCAGGCTCGTAGTCTACTGTGCGAAGCTTAAATGCACCTTCTGGCACGTCAAAGTTTTGAAATAAAGGTGGTGCACTTGGGACGTTAGGGCTAGGTGTCTTAGGAGGAGTTCCGCCTGAAGGAGGAGTAGGCGGCTCGTCTGGCGCGTCATCTACAATGATCGGGTTGTCCTCGGCAAAGGTTCTGTTGAGATACTCAACGATTCCTGGAACGCCGTTCTTGTTTACGTCTTCGAGAGACTCAAACCTCCGCAGGGGACCGCGGCCGTCTGTCCCTGGCTCTGGAGTCCAGCCATACCTGGATCCTGCCTTGTAGGTTCCGTCAGGATTTTGCTGTGCAAGTATCTGGTATGTTCCGCCATCGCGCTGTGGCATCTCACGAATGTAGTTAGTATCCGACGCGTCGTTTGGATCGCGTGTCCAACCTTCAGGGACAGGCTTTCCAAAGAGATCTCTGTTGGCTGGAAGTTCCTGCGGCTGCGGAGCTGCTTCATCACGCGCGCGATTTTCCTCGGCACGTTGGCGCTGCATCTCAATTAAGTCTGCTGGGTCAACTACATCAGATTCTTTAGCACCAGGAATTCGACCAATAGGAAGTTGGCCTTCTTTTTCCTCTGCTTGAATACGCGCAATTTCCTTTTCAAATTCTGGTTGATCCTTCTCAATCATCTTGTTGACTTCTTCCCAGCTTCGAGGCTCGCCTATGGTGAGTCCGCCAAGACCGCCGTTAGCGTCAATACGCTTAAGAAACTTAGGACTTCCGTCTCGCCCAGGGATAACAGCATAGTTGTCGTCTGAAGCCCAGAAGGAACGTTGCCATGTCCATCCGATAGGAGTTTCTCGACGTCCTGCCTTTACCTGTTCAAGACTTGGAATATCCTTGTCAAATTGTCCTTCAAATGTTCCCTGCTCTGGAGCCTTCATTCCTGGAATACGTGCTTGATAGACTACTGCGTTGTTGCTGTTAATAGTGTAAAGACCTGATGGAATTTGTGGAACTCCCTGAACATGAATAAGACCGGTATCGGTAGTTAGAGAAGACCCTGTGCCCGAGCGCTCGATCTTAGACTCTCCGCCAGCACCAATATAGGTGCCACGACCTGTAACTATGGAGCCGTCAGGCATACGGAAGCGGAAGTTTACGCCGCGTCCCATCTCAACCCAGCGGCCTAGACGATCACGCCACTGCAACGCAACGCGGGCACGCTTTGCGGCAGATGAGTTGCCACTGCTAAACGCGGCAACGATAGCTGAGAGATTATCGATCTTAAAGTAAGATGCAAGAAGAGTCTTGCTCGCGTTTAGTCGAGCAAACGCGTGCTCGCGCTCGATTGAGCCTGGAGCTGCTGAGTGAGCGGAGGCAACTAGAGGACGAATTGACTCGTGAATAGAAGGATCAGCCGCAATCCACTGCGCGTTCTTCTTAAGAAACTCTTCAACGGAGATAGACGCGTTAAGAGTAGATAGTGGGTGACCTGCAACTAGTAGATCTATGTTATCTGTCTGGCTAGACGTGAACGTCTTTGTTGCAACGTTGAGGAAGCGTGACACCTCCTTGAGGACCGCAAAGCTGCGTGCCTCATAATCTAGCGATGATAGACTTGCGAGAGAACGGTTCATTACTGTAAGCGCGGAGCGTGGAGTTACATGACGCTCTTGAGGCAACTTAGAGTTTACATCCTTAACAAGTGCAAGAACCTGCTCGTGAAGAGAAAGGACAGGCATGTAGTTGCTGTCATTCTTCTTGCGCGCGGCCTTGCGCTTAAGTGTGCGCTCAATCTTCTCGTTTAGAGGTGCGTCCACTAGATATCTCCCTTACGCTTCCTTGGAAGTAAGTCTGCATCCTTAGATTCATAAAGTTTTGTCGCTAGGGTATATGCTCGCTCAAACGGGATATCCCCGTCTCTGACACCGCGTAGCCATGCTCCGCGTAGCGCTGGGATTGCCTCATATCCTAGAGATGAATACTCGGCCATCGCATGAATAGCGTGCTCCGGTGAGCCGTACTCGTCTGCAGATCTAAGTGCGATAGATAGAAGTTCATGTTGCATTATTGATGCCTCTGCGCGAGATGATCTAGGATGCGCCTTAGGCAAAAGATCGTTGTCCTGCTTGTAATTTGGATTTGCAGGAGAGCCAGACCTTAAAAGTTTAAGGAACGCGTTAACACGTGCCATTGCCCAGCCGTCACGCGTCATACCTGGTCGGTGACTAGATGAGAACGCACCTGAGCCTCTACGATAGACAGCCTTTAACATCGGAAGAGTTGCCTTACGTCCAGGCTTTGCGTTTTCGTTATGCGCCTCTACCTTATTGCGAAGACCAGCCTCTGTTCTTGCGGAGAAAACAATCTTCTTAGATCCAGCTGCAGATCCTGGCTTGTTTGTTTTCGAGCCGTGAATGCGATCTTTCTTTGGAGCAGGCTTAGAGCTTGCCGCGGTTATAGGTCCGCCGACTGCCCACGCGTTACATGTGCGTGTAGCCGCACACTTGAAGTCTAGTGCCTCGCAGTAGCCAAGATCGGCTTGGTCGATAGCTGCGTCAGCGTCTACCGCACTTGAGTCACCTTGCTCTAATCCTGATGATATACAGTCAAGCATCTTTGGGGTGCGAATAAAGAATACACAGTTTCCGCACACCGCGGTCTTTGCTTCCTCAGCAGTTGTCTTCCACTTGTCAGCTTTTTCCTGCCAAAATTCTTCGTTTGGTTCTTGAGGATTCAACGGGCCGTAGCCAACGTTGTCAATTGCATTTTGACGATTCTTTAGGTTAACTTGAATATCCTGTGTTGCGACAGGACATGCGTCAGGTTCAACGGCAGCGGTGATCTGGCTGTCTTCAACCTTAACTACTCCGTCAGGGATAACCGCAAAGCGGCACTTGCCGTCGTCTTCAATTGGTTGCTCAATAATCTTGCAAACACCTGGACCTTCGTAGAGTACACAGTTGATGCACTTAACTCCAATGTCCTTATATTCGTTCTCAGCAGCAGGAGTGTATCCTGCCCAGATACCTGTGCGGTCCTCGTTAAACTTTCCATATTTGTCAGCGATCTCTAGTAGAGCTGCGGCAAGATCTTGTTCCTCGGCGACGATAACTCCCGCTGCCTGAAGAGCTTCAGTTTGTTGCTCTTGAAAAGAAAAATACATGTCCTGCGAGCTATATTGTCCATATTCGGTTGCAGAGAGACATTGGGTACACACACAACCGGAGTCACATAGGCACTGTCCTCCGTCACATCCTGGGCATACACAGCCAGCAACACCGCATAGTGGGCAACCGTCTGCATCATCCATAAGCTGTTCAACAACAGGAGTGTCTCCTGCGTCTAAAAGTTCAACAGCTTCAGATTTTCCCGGCATACCTGAATCACTAGGTGTTAGGTAGGCACTGATCTGCCAACGCCATTTCTTGTGCATGTCATCACGCTCTGCAAGGAAGTTAAGAACACCTTGCTCGTTGTAGTTGGTGGCAACCTCTAGGGCTTGGCCAATAACCGCGATGAGTATATCATTTGCCGCGTGGAGATCTTGCAGCATAAGCATAGGGTCGTTATTAATGTCCATGTCCTGTGTTTGATTTAGAGCAATAAAGTCTTGAAGCTTATACGGAGCGTTGCTTCCCATCTTTAACATTAGCTCTGCTAGTGGATCTACTGAGCTATAAACATCCTCGTAGATCTCCTGGAAGAAGTCGTGGAACTCTGCGAAGTCACGCCCTTTAACGTTCCAGTGATGACCATGCGCCTTAAAGTACATAGTTACGGCGCTGCCTAGAACTACGGCAATTGAGCCGCTAAGCTCTGAATGGCTAGAGTCTTGATTTTGATGCATTACTTTACTCCTTCTTGTGGTTCCTGTAGCGCTGCTGGCAGTTCTTCTTCAACTGGCTCCGGCGCAGGGGCAGGTGTTGCGCCTTCTAGAATCTGTTGAATCTCGGGAGGAACGGGCGAGGCAGACTCAGCCTGCTGTGCATCGCGGACAGACTTCATAACGTCTGGAGCGATGGCTCCGATCATTGCCTCTGTAAGTTCTGGTGAGAGGCTGCCCTTCTCTACGAGCATGCGGATGGCAAGCTCTGTTGAGTCTGGAGCGTCGGCGGCCGCAAAGCCGTGAGCGCGACGCCATGTCTCGTATGAGACTGCCATCTTTTCAAATCCTGAGTCAGCGTCCGCTGCACGGTCATTACGTGTGGCAACCTGTGAGGGATCAAACCAAACGGTGATACGTCGAACGTCCTCCTCGGCAAACCCTCCCGCTAAAAGAGCAGGGCGTAGATATGCAACTGTAAGCGCGTCGGCGATAAGAAGCATCAACGGTTCGATGTGGGACTTGTATAGCGCTTCATCAATTTGAAGAGCGTTCGAGTATTTCACATTGGCAAGACCAGTAACTATATCCTTTGGAACATCTAGACCTTGAAGGATACGTTCTAGCACACGGTCTGCACGTTGAGCCAACGCAGGGTCGAACGAACGCTCAAACTTAAACTGCTTAATCTTGTCGCCAAGTTCCGCAGGTCCTCGAATAATAAGTGGAACAACCGCCGATGCGGAGTCCTCGTCACGAATTGGAGTCGTCATTGCGTCCATGAGTTGGTCCTCAAACTCATCCGCTGCCTCCTCGGCAGTCATGCCAGGATTTAGATCGTTCTCGTCATCATATGGGTAATCAGGATCTGGAGACGCGGCAACGGCAAGGCCGTCTGGGAGATATAAGGCTCCGGCGTTTAGACGTGAGCGCGCGGTAGCGCGAAACGTGCGGTTAAGCAAAAGTAGCTCTGAGCAAAGATCAAGCAGACCGCGCAACGAGGAATCAGCCTCTTCAGAGTAACGAGGGTGAGCTCTCCAGATACGACCAACGAAAGCGGTGTTAGGAAGCTTAGCTGCGTTAGCGCCTGAGCGAGAAGACGAGGTTCCGATAATGTCGCGACGAGGAACTATGACATACGCGTTCTTGGAGTCAAGTTGCAGCTCGTCTGTTGAGCGAATGTCCCAGGACTCCTTAATTCCTGAGCCTTTGCGCTCCGGCGATTGAACAAGATAACATTCGCCTGTAACTGAAAGATTAAGGGCTGCATCCTTTAGAAGACCAGCCTGTCCGCCGTATGCGGAGTCTAGACGTGATAGCGCGCGCTCAGCTGCCGCGGCAAGACGCGAATCAATGACGTTGCTGTCGCGAGCAGGGACTGGACTTTCCGCAGGGTTATCAACTACCGCCGCGTATAGACGAATACGTGAAACTACAGATGCAACTAGGTTAAAGGCATACTTGATTTCGCCGATGGCGTCATAGTATTCCCAGGCTTCACTTTGCCAGTCACTTGATCCGCCGGTGCGGCGTTGCTTAAATCTTTCAACCTCGCCCTTGTCGTTAATCTGCAACTGAACTGCCGCGGCTGTAAGAGCGCGAGGAGCAGAGTAAGGAACTGCCTGGGCGTAGGTGACACCTTGGTAGACTACAGACGCTGGCTTAACATCACGAGGTGCCTGTGCGGTGATACGACGAGGACGGGAATTGGAGCCTGAAGGCTTCTTACTATTATCCTTAGAGAATAGTCCCACGTGTTACTCCTCGTCTTTTGTTAACGGAGCGCTGAGTCACTACTGATCCAAACGCGCAGTTATGAGGCCTGCTATAGCAGACAGGGTAAATATACACCCAATTAGAATAGTGATACTTGGAAATAGAGCGTAGGAGAACACAACAGGGAGCGCGACCCACAAGGAGACGCACCAAGGGCACGTAAGGAAGTATCCTATCTGAGAAGAGTGCGGAGGCTTTCTATCCCAGATCCAGTCACGGACCGGAGCTAGCAACTCATCCAAAACGATGACTCGTGTCAATCGGTAGACAAATAGGGCAAGGATAATTACGTGCAAGACAGACATCTTTTCAATTACTGAGTTCATTCGGTAGGGTCCTTTACTGAGTCCATTGTTATGTAAGGGCTCCAAGATCGCAGTCTGCTGCCGCAGGTTGAGCAACCTTGAGTCTTACGAAATGCCATAATCTTCCCTGACTGCATAAGCGCCTGGGAATCCGTTGATTTATCTCCTGACCAATTAAGGTTCGAGATTTTCTCGCGGAAAATTAACCGCGGTCCTGAGTGGTAGTCTCCTGCGACCATAAAGATTAGTTCGTTGTGGTCGTTGTTAAGAATCACAACGCGAACACGCTCTAGAAACTTGTTGCCGTTAGGCAGCTGGTCGAGCTGTGTAGACGCTGTTGTAAAATCATCTAAGACTCCGGGCGCAATCGCAACTATTGTTGCGGGAAAGAAATCATGAATTACCTTCATTGGGCGAGCGCCTTATCTACTCTGCGTTTCATTGCGCGATAGGTAACTCCTGAGGCACGGGCTAACTCTGACACTGTAACACCCTTGTTGTAAAGATTTCCTGCGATGTTGGTAAGCTCCTGATTTGCGGTGAAGGAAACGGATGACGGATTTGTTCTTGCGCGGAAGCGCCGAGCAACAGGTGACAGACGCGCAATGTGCAGTTGCTCATCGAGCGGAATACCTGGAGACCTAGGACGTTTACGTCTTGACTTAGGCTTAGGTTGAGGCGGGGTAGGGGTCGCGGTGATAAACTCGAACTCGGGAGTATCCTTGACAACCCAGCTGCGAATCGTGGATCTACGGCGAGGAGGCGAGAACGCATCGGCGATGGACTGAAGCGTCCAGCCTGCATCATTGAGATCCTTTACTCGACGCCAGAGCTTGTCCTTAGATAGCGAGGCGAGTAGATCTACCTCGCTCCTTGGAAGATCGGGTGTGTGCGCCATGAGAATACTGTATCACCTTCGAGGACGAATGTGTACAAACTGCGCTTATAGTAATGTGTACAAACGAAGCAGAAGCAGTACCTTTTGGTTAAAATGGCTTGGAGGTGAGAAAGGGTTACGTATAGGGAGAGGGGTTTTCAAAAACGTCTCCAACATTTTTTTCTTTTATTGTATAAAAATAAATAAAATAGAATTAGAAATAAAAGAAGACTGGCTAGTGCCTAGGCACCTGCCAGCCTCCTCTACTTAAAGGTTTAGAGTACTACGTTAACGTGTACATCTCCTTCAAAGATCTTGATAAAGGTTTCAGAGTCAACAGATCCTGTGACGTCCATTCCCTTGTCAGCCTGGAAGTCCTTGATTGAAGCTACAGTCTCATCACCTAACCAACCATCCTTGTCAGCGTCAGCGTCCTTGTAACCAAGTTCAATGAGTCGACGTTGTAGATGATGTACTGTCAATGACTTGCGTGCATAGACATTTTTGTATACACAGTTAGCGAGCATGACGTCATCGACGTCGCCACCACTGACTGCCTGGCTAACATGATGTGCAGCCTTGACTTCAGGCTCAGGCATAGGTTCCTCAGCAATTACTTGCTCAGGCTCTACGATAGACTCATGTACTTCTTCTTCAACCTCAACAGGTGCTTCAGCTATAACCTCTTCGGTTACCGCATCTATGTCGCCCGCAGGCTCGATGTATTCTTCTTCTATACTCATGTGAATAATATATTCCTATCCTGAGATTATGACTTAGGGAAATCCGGTATCCAGCGTGTTACCGCAGGCTCGGCAGCCGTGCCGTCGTAGGCATTAGGACCTAAGCCCCACGAGCCCCAGTCCGCACCGCCACCAGTCATGTAGTGGGCAGCCTTTGCATTGGCCACAGGATCTAATAGGTCCGCAACCTTAGCGATACCTACGTTGTCCTGAAACTTAGCTAGCCGCTCTGTTCCTAGGCTACCGATCATGTTGATTTGGAATAGCCCGTATGAATTGTCGCCGGTACTGGCGTCCTTGTTGTGTGACGTAGGATGCCCCTTTGACTCCCGCATGACAACTGCCCATGCAGTTTTGAGAGCCTTGCCCTCAAAGCCAACAGCCGCAAGTAGTTCTACAAGCTCTTGGCTTGTTAGCTCTACCGCGTTCTTGTATTTCTCCAGTGGGTCTACCGCAATAGGCGCGGTAACTACTGGTTCTGGTTTTGTACTACTTTCGTCAGCGTAGCTGCTCACCATAGTGAGCGAGAATACTCCGATTGTTAGTGCCGTGATATAGGCCGCTGTCGACATTGCTATTCCACGTAGTGTGAGTTTTTGCAACGCTAGTTCGCCTCCTTAGGTCGGGGATGGGACAACCCGCTGATGTTCCAACGAGCTTCTTGCTACCGCTATGCTTCTCAAGCTGATGCTTGTCCTCTACCGCTTGCATAGGGCCGGAGATAAAAGGGGATAACATCGTTAGTCCTTTCGTCTCTCCGTAGTAGGCTATTTGCCTGGTGTTAACTATACCATATTTAAAGCGAAACAGGTACCCGTAGGGTACCTGTCGCCTACTAATTTGTCTATACGGTCTGAGCTAGTCCAGCCCAGGCTATAGCAGATAGCCCTAAGGCTAATGTAAGTGTTCCCTTGTCAGGCGCTATAAGTGCAGTGAGCACCGCTAATGCGCCAAATAAGGCTGACACTACAGCTGGCCAGATAAGGCTCTCTAGTAGAAGTTTAAGCCTAGTCATGTTTACTTTGCCTTCCGCGTCTTACCCTTGAGTCTATCGGAGGTATTACGGATAGGAGTCCCTGAATCCGCGATAAGCTTACGAGCTTTACCGTATGTAATTCCTAGCTCTTTAGCTATTTCGTCTACAGACTGACCTGCCTTGTAGAGCTCTGCCACCTTGCTAGGTGTCACTGTTGATGTTGTCATTACATTCCTTTCGTATATACGTAATCACACTGTATGATTATGTATTTATTTGAGCAAATAAGACTGCTCAAGATTTTGTGCCTTTTACAGGCTTTGGTGGGATCTTCCCATGATTGTCGCACAGGGAGCGTCCATTCCACGAACCACGTGGTTTTATGTTGTTATCGCAGTCAGATCCATATCCAGCTGCGGAACACTTGATCTTGCTGCCTCGAGTAAAGTTATTAACCAGTGAACCTATTGCCCGCTTAACCACAGAGTTGTTAACTACGAACCCATTCTCCTGATGGCACAGCCAACAGAGATATTCGTTTCTCCGGTGTGATGGGTCTCGGACGGCATTAAGCTCACCGCACTTATCACAGCGGGTAATCTTCTTTATAGTTCTTGTCTTGTTTCTATAGTCCTCTGCGCAGAGAAGCTCGTTGTCTAGCTCGTAGACAAGCACGTTGGACTCAGCACAGAGAAGGCAGGTACCGTATATGTAGATCTGTTCCCGCTGGTTTGTTCCTGTCATCTGTCCTCCGTAAATGTCGTTGGAATAACTATATTCCTGTTTTGATTATCTGTAAACCTTAGATTACTTCCTTGGAGGAACTACTCCAAGAAGGGTCTTAGCCTGCTTACTTCTAACCATGCGTAGGTGAGCAAATTCTTCCTTGGCAATGTACTCGGTGTGACGAGACAGAACCCATAGAGGCGCGACACCTGCCACCACTAGGAACGCGGCTGCAAGGAACGCGGCAATACTTGGATAGATAAAAAATGTGTTGGCCGCATACGGAATCCAGGCTAGAGCTAGGAGACGTAGGGCTACTGTGTAACGGCGATACTTATATCCTTTAAAGTTGTTGATCTTCATTTGAAGTCCTTTCAGTCGGTTCGTCGTTAGTATAATTATATCAGGTAGATCAGGATAATGTAACTACCTAACGCGGAAGGTGTTTCTAAGACCAGGTATTTTTCTACCGGCTGGGGACTTAGCCGTAATCTTCCCACCAACGAATCCCGCCGGTGGTTTTATGAGTAGAGCCGTAAGGGCGTGAACCAAGGCATCAACGCGGTCAGGTGATTTACCTTCGCCTGGAATCCACGAGGTCATCTGGGACTCAAGGTCCGCTAGGTAGCCAATGTGGTGAACACGATTCTGCTCGTAAGCTAGTGTGATTGGCTCAGCTCTAAGAGCTTTGCCGTATTTGGAGTGAACCTCGAGGACCTTTACAGATGGGTCAATTGTGTTAATGGCGCTGCGAACGAGTGCACCGCCTTGGTTTACCTCCGCGATAACAGGGCAACCCCACTTGCGAGCCATAGCTACTACCTTGTTTGCCCATACATCAGGTGAACCTAAGATTGAAGCATCCTCAAGTACCCAGCTCTGACGTTTGTAAAGATCTCTATCGCCAGTTGAAGCTACAACAACGATGCCGCACTCATCTCTTGGATTTTCAGCTACTGATGGGTCAACACCTATGCAGCGAAGCGGAGCGCCTTGCGGCATAACAAGCTCTCGTGTCTTATCGATAAGTTCTACAGTCCAGAGCGCACCCTCAACATCTGAAAGCATCTCACCGTAAAGTTCCTGTGCAGCTAAACGAGTTCCTTCGTATACTCCAAGGATACCGTCCATGTAGGCCGCAGAAAGGTTTCCGCTGTTGTCCATGGTTGAGCCTTTAGTAATGATAACCTTGCTAGGATTTGTATCGGCCTCACGAAGAAGCTCATACAACAGCGGCACACGTTTTGGAGTTGTGGTAATCATAATCTTAGGATTTTTCCCAAGACGAGTACCGATACGTAAGTTTTCAAATGCCGTAAGCCCAGCTCCATCTGGAGTCTGACGCCAAGCTGCAACCTCATCTCCCCAGGCATGTGTAAATTGGGGACCACGAAGAGAGTCTGGCTCATCTGCCGTGAAGCATGTTGCGGTATTACCGTTAGGCCAAGTTAGTCTTCGCTTAGATGGTTCGTATAACGGACGCTCACTTGGAGGTGTTACGTTAATAATTCCTGATTCACCCTCAACGATAACGTCACGAACATCAGCTGCGGTACGAGCTACGAGTGCGAAACGACGTTGACCGGTAGTTGTGTACTTAGCTTCTTCACGCACCCACTCTGCTGCAGTGCGAGTCTTACCAGCACCGCGACCAGCAAGGTACATCCAGATATTCCATTCATCGCCGGCAGGACGTTGCTGTTCAGGACGTCCCCAGAAACTCCAGTCCCATTGAAGAGCGTCTGGATCTAAACCTGCTAGAACTTCAATACGCTCTTCGTCAGACATAGCGGCAATAATTTGTGCAAGACTTTTAGCCATGTGTACTATAGTACCTTATAAAAGGAAATGTTATACGGCTACTTGACTAACAGTTGAATACACCTGAGCTACTACCTGTGCCCATACCTGGGGAGTATGTGTAAGTGGTTGATACCCACCGGCTCCTCCGATAAGGACTCTACCCTTTGCATGCTTGTTAGCAATGTTACCCACGATTTGAGCCGCAGCTCGATATCCGGGATAATCAAAGTTAAGACTAGATAGTGGATCTGAATGATGTGCATCAGCTCCGGTAGCTAGAAGAATAACATCTGGCTGAATCTTATCTGCAAGCAGCTCAATCTCCTGCATTGCATCTAGAAATTCTATGTCTCCGTCTCCGCCACTCAACGGGAAGTTGTAAGCTCCATTTTCTGGCTTACTTGCAAGACCGGTGCCGGGAAAGATTCCACCTTGGTGAATACTTGCCGTAACTATGTCTGGGTAAGCTAGCAGAAGATTTTCAACGCCATCACCGTGATGTGCATCCCAATCAATATACATAGGCTTTAGCCCCGCAGCCATAAACAGCTTAGCAACTAGTGCCATGTCATTGAACACACAAAAACCAGAGCTATGGTCATACTGCGCATGGTGCTTAGCTCCCTGCGGATTAAAAGCTACCTGAGCTTCGCCGCTAAGAATCTTTTCATACAGGCGAATAGTTCCCGCAGCCATTTCAAGAGCTACGGCTCCTAGATGTGGTTGGTCAGGATACCACTCACCGCTATGGCCTTCGTCTAGAATTTTAGAGATGTACTCACCGGAGTGAACATGACTTAGCAAGTCCCTGTCAAACTCAGATGCAGATGGCTTAACCACTATTGGATCTAAGTTTTCAAGAAACTCTACAGCAAGCTTAGCACGAACTGGATTAGTTGGGTGACTGCCATCACCGCTGCCTAGCTGCCAATCAAGATATATATCGTCGTATGCGACGTGTAGCTTACTCATTTGTCTTGTCCAACGTTCGAACGTATACTTCAAACTCATCGTTGAATAGAACATACTTAGTTCTTTTAGTGCGAAGAAGAGTGATAGCCTCATCAGCCGTGTAGCCAGCTTCAATAAGAACAAGAGCTGCAGTTAGACCGGAGCGGTTTAACCCAGCTTGGCAACGAATCAAAACTCTCTTGCCAGCTTGCCACTTGCTAAGTGCAAAGCTTACCGCACTATCTAAAGCTTCCTTGTCGATGTGCTCTACATCTGAATCATAAAAACCAAAGCGTAGTTCCTCAACTAACCAGTCAACTGGATTTGCCCATGCGTAGAGAGTTACTACCGCATCAAAGTTTTCCTTTGTAATTGCCTTAGGGAGATTTAGGTTTGAAGACTGTTCAATTGTATCGAAGTCATCTGTGCCACCTACCCATAAACCTGGCAGGATCTCGCTGTGCAGAGGAAAGTCCCAGTCATCAATTTGATGAACCGGTGCGTATCCTTCGTTTGTTTCAATGAGCTTTGCCATTGTGTATTTCTCCTTTTGTCATTTTGTCATTTAATAATACTATTATATCAGGATAAGTTACCTGTCAGTAACTTACTCTTCTTGGATAAACGTGTGAATGCTACCGCCGGAGTAGATGTCATGCTTGATAGCGATTTCTACAGCTCGGTAAACAATCTTCTCAGCTTCCTTTGCAGTCTTACACTTTTGATAGTTAAGAGCTTCAAGAACACCGAGAGCTAAGTCTGAACCGCTACCTGAGTGATAGACGTTTCGTTCTTCTCTGTCCCAAGAGTAATCTTCGTACACCGGGTAAAGAACTCCGTGTATCGAAACAATAAACTCTGAATCATGAGCCGCAGCTTCGCCATCGGCCTTCATGTCATAACCAGACTCGATAAAAACCTTACGCATTGACGGTATAAATACTTTTGTCATAAATACATCTAGGTTTTGTCCAGCTTTAGGTCTAGGAGCTCTCCAACCAAATTGAAGTATGTTTGAGCCGCGTCCTGCACCGGAACCCGCAATTAAAATACCGTTGTTCTCTACAACTTTATGTGTAGCCATCTCTAGGTAACGACCAGTTTCGTCTGACGAACGTGAATCGCAGCCGATGACGGACCAGCCATCACCTTGAATCGCCACAAGTGTAGTCACGGTATTCCTCTCCAGGTAAAACGCCTACCAGGCGCTAGGCAAACTGTATCCTAAGCGCCTGGATAGCGTCTTACTTTACGAGATCAATTATAGCCACAGGAACCACAATATCTGCTGATTCTGACTTTCCTGTCGCCGGGTTAATTTTTTCGAATCTTCCGACGGGTGTCTCCAGTCTTACAACAACCTTCTTCTGTTTCATCCCTGTCACGGTTGCCTTGCGGCCAACCATGTAGCGAGTCCCAGTTAGATCATTGAAGACTACCGTGTCACCGACGTGATAATCCGACATTGTGCGAGAAACACGAAGTGCCTTTAGACGTTCGTCTACCGCTTCCTTGATTTTTGTCAAGGATAAATCAAATGTGCCTGACTCGATGTCAGATACGAGTTGTTCCATATTCATGTATTTTCCTTCCATCGTTGTTATAGTTTAATTATATCAGGTTTGGTCAGGAAAGTACAATAGCTGCTTGGTCAGGGCAATACCCAAATAACTGAGCAGACATCTGCATACTGGTCTTACCCGTATCAGTCCAGTCCTTGTAGACTCTCTTCC